AGCATCTACCCTGATCGGATGAATTTAGAGCAACTTGCTTAACTCTTTGATGTGTTGGTAGTCCGTCATATGTATCTATATATACCTGTTGTTTCTGTGGAACTATTTTTCTTCTTCTTGTGTCGTCACTACTTAAGTTTACTAGGTTTGCCATGAGATACTCCTTTATTTAAAATGGTAATTTGTCTTTTTTGTTTTGTACTTCCTGAACCGCTCTGTCTAGACTCTTACCTTCTGAGCCTTTTTCCATTACGTCTTTCAGGTCATCAAAGTTCATTTCTACTGGTTTAGCTTGTAATTCTTCGTCTTTACAACTGATTGCAAAAAACAAACTTTTGTTCGGTCCTCTTTCGTTTAGCCAACCAGCAAGTCCAATTTTAGCTCCTTTTGGTATGTCGTGGTCAACTGTTACATCGCCTCTAAAGTGAGGTTGTTTGTTTTCTTCTGTTGCGTCTTTGTTTTTAAATAAAGTTGATTTTCCTAGTTTTGTGTAACCCATATTTCGTCTATCTCCTTTTTTAATATATTTTTAATTTACTTACTTTTTTTGTTTTATCATAGCGTGGAGTTTTTATGCTGTTTCAACCGAAACCTAGTGCAACTTCCAGCCACTCAATTCCCTTGCTGCGTATATGTTGTACTTAATAAAGCTCCGTTTATTAAATCCCGCAGTTACTATGTGCTATGATTTAAAGCCCTAAGGCCTTAAGTTTTTTGTCAACTATCTTCTTAACTGAGTCTGGAATACTATCGAAATAATCCATAAGTATATTGTATGCTTGAAAATACTTTAGATTCGTTGCATGTTTATCTTGAAGATCTCTCTGATAGTGTTCTATTTGCTTCACGAGCTGCTGCCTTGACATTTTGCTTAACGTCTTTTTGGTGCTGTTTTCTCTTGACATACTTCTCCCCTCTAGTTTCTGGATAGTGTTCTTGACATTTTCTTCTTGCTCTTGAGATATAGGCTGGAGTGGTGATCATATCATCCTTCCATAGTTGCATTAATTCTCTAGCTGTCATCTTTTTTATATTTTTTGAAGGCTTTAACCTTCCCATTTGGTATGACCAGATAGCATAAATTAAATCAACATCATTATCTGCAAGTGTTGGTTTGGCTAATATAAAGCCTTTAACCATGTTTACCATATTAACTTTCATTCGAAATTATCTCCTTTTGCTAATTTCCTTAAGACATAAGCCTTCATATTTTTACTCTTTTTGCTTAAGTATTTTAATAAAGACTTATATTCGTTTTCAGTTAAATGACCTTTCCTGGTATTGCATCTTCTGCATATTATGCTTAGGTTAGATACAGTAGAGCTACCACCCAAGCTAATAGGGTACCTATGATCACAAACAATATTAGATACCAAAAGGATATCAGTGCAGAACACACACTCTTTCCCGTAAGATCGAATAAAAAGATCTCGAATTTCGTCCAAAGTGATCGTACAATCGACTTCATATTCTTTGCTCCTTTGTTTTAAAGACGACTTAAGAGTAGCTGATTTTTTCATAAGTCTATGGAAAATCTTTTTAGCAAAGTTTCCATGATGCTTTTGAAGGATCTTTTTAAACTTAATCTCCCAATAAGCTACCCTTCCTCGTCTTTTTATAACTTTACCCACCAGGGAATATCGCCAATGTAACCATAGTGCTAAATTTCCATATTTTGATACTCAAGCATATAGAAGATTCTCTTTCACAGTGCACATACACTGCTGCAATAGAGAATATCCATAGCAATGTTATCATAACACTATTCTCGCTCCAGCTAAAATCAACTAGCCCCATTACGACCTCCTGATTGTTTTTGTTTTTTCTATTTTAAATCCAGCTATACCTGTTCCAGTTTCTGCTGCATCAATAGCGTCTTTCCTTGCTTTCTTTTTATCGATTTCTACTTTAAACCTCTTATATGAATCGCTTATAGCATCTTCATCGATAATTTCTACAGGTCCCCAAGTTTCATACATCTTGTATCGGGTTGTAGTTGTTTGGAATACGCCATTTTCTCCAGCTGTTTCTATAATCATAGGTAGCAGCTCTTTGTTAAAATAGGTTTCTGTTTTCTGTATTGCTTTCTTTCTATTCTTCAGCCTTTTAATTTCATCATTGTATGTCTTTATCTCTGCATCAATGATATCGGCTTTTTTATTCATCTCTACTATCATATGATCAATCCCAGAGGTCTTTCTTTTTATCTGGGACTTAACACTAATAATAGCTTCGTTTACCTTTTTAAGGCTTTCTTCATCGTTTGAATAAAGATCTCTCTCTAATTCAAGATCAATTAGAGCTCCTACAAGATCTCTAGTAGTTAGGTTGTTAGACATCTTCACTCCTTTTTGGTTGTTCAGGAATAATCCATGAGCCTTCAAGAGTGAGCAAAGCATCTTCATCCAGTTTAATATGTTTAAGCCATTTTCCATGTTTATCATATGCTGATAACATTTTGATTTTTATATGCTTGCCATATTTGTCTGGGACTAAAGTTGCTTGTTTTACTTTGTAAGCTACAAAATTACCGTCATCATTTTCCATTTGTCCTCCTTAGTCTAAATGATGGAGTCCATTCAAGATTTGTTTCGAATAATTCTCCATCTGTGTTTTTAAATAAAGTTACTGTCTTAAATGATGAATCTGCCTGACCATTTAATCCAATAACCTTTCTTGATGCATTCTCTATAGCTCCACTACCTTTACCCGCGTATAGATCTAGCACTTCATTCCTACTGTATTCCCTGCTAACTTGACTTATTTGAATAATAACAATATCATTATTAACTGCCATATTAGATAAGCCGTGTGAAATATATTTAATTTGTTCATACTCTCCTCTGACGTGAGGTGGAGTCTCAACAAGGTCTATATAATCAACGATTACCATTGACGGTTGTAACTCAGTTATCTTAGATTGTATTTGTTCAAGGGTAGGTGATACAGTTTGAACATTGATATGCTGCACTTCGTCTCTATGTTTAGAGAAAAGCTTTTCATGGTCAGCGTTTACCTCAGCTTTTGTTGCTCCTGACAGTATCTGCAACGATCTTCTGTGCATATACCACGCTGATAGCTCCAATGAAAGATATAAAGTTGGGACTTGAAGACTAGTATCTATTACATCGTTTTTATGATCATAGCCCAACGCTATATTATGAGCCAAAGTAGTCTTGCTCGATCCAGTTGGCCCGAATATAGTAACAAGATCTCCTGGATAGAAAGCGCAATCTCCATCTTCGCCCATAGCTTTACTGAAATTATACGATCTGCCTGTAAAGTCAGTATTCAGTCTTTCATTTAGCTGTTTTTGCATATCATGTGCTGTTAATACATCAACCAAGTAATCTTTCCTTTTGTAGTATAAGCATTTAGGATTGCAGTGCTGCTTCATTAGTTCATCTTGGCAGCCAAATTTGTATCCTTTATTGTATGCATATTCTACTAGGTCAGTTACTTTTTGTTTTTCTAGACTATCCTTATTCCATTCAAGTAGCGCTGCTTTAGCTGCTGATGAAGGAATGCCGTTTCTTCTAAAATGAGAGACAATTCTAAGGATTGTTTTATGTCTATTTCCTTCCTGTGGTCCCATTTTATACATAGTTTGAACACAAGTAACTACCTTTTTAGGTTCCATCACTTTACCCATAGCTTGGGTGAAAGCTACCTTTTCTTTCTTGTATTCTTCTAGCTCTCCATCTCCTACTAATTCAGAGTATGGAAAATCAATTCTAGGTTTCCTGGCTAGTTCTTTTATCGATTCAGGTGTGCCTTGCATCACTTCTGTTAAAGATAAAGGTATTTTATAAAGTCCAGTTTTCTTGTTGATTGTATGAGCTATTCTATATAGTCCCGTTCTCATGTAAACCATTGGATCGATATCTTTGAATAGACTGACCAATGTTTCTTTTACTTGAAAAGGAAGGTTTTCATTTGCAGTGAATCTAAAAACACTATTCGGGATAGAAATGTGATAACCGCTACCAGAGAAATATACTCTAAAATTACCTTTATTTAAATCCAATTCATCAGTCAAACTATAGACCAATGCTTTACATTTATTTAAAGTTAAAATATCAGTATTTTCTCCTTTATCAATATCTATAACAATGTTATCTATATCTCTTATACCATAATAACTTCTTATACTGTTGCCA